GTATCTCTATCTTTGTACTTAATGTCTGTTTCAGTTACTTGATAGTCTTCATTCATTTTCATGTTCTTCTTCCTCAACTCTGTCTTCACCAACAATAGATTCTTGACCGTACAAAAATTCTTTCTTACATGCTTCGTCAATTAAATCAAGAATTTCTTTTGTGTAATACTTTTCAGGCTCATCATTAATTGATTTGCCGAAGACTTTGGTTCCATTTGGAAGTTCATATCGTGTGGATACTTTCTTAATGATGTTATACTTCTCTGCAATATCAAGTAGACCGTAATAGCGATCCAGACCTTTGCTATAAGTTAATCGAATCTCCACTGCAGAATGCTCTTTGGTGAATCGACTCTTCTGCATTCTCGCTTTAATGATATTGCCTATAACTTCCGTACCATCTTTGTCTTTCTTCTTCGAAAGGAAAACAATTGTTGAAGCTGTATACTTTAGACCAGAACCACCAGACATTTCTTTTGTTGGAACATATGCACCAACAACATCGTAAACGTGATTAGTCACAAGTAAAGGAACATTGATCTTTGCAAGTTTCAAATTCAAAACTCTAAAGGTTGCTTTTAGAATTGATGATTTGGTCATGTCTTTGGTTTCTTTGCCTTCTGCTGTGTCTTCCATTTCTTTCGTAGAAGATAGCTGACCCATAGAATCGAGAACCATCATCATTGGCTTACGCTTTGCTAATGGTTGTGCTGAATACTTTTCAATGATCTGTAATGCAGTATGGCGAAACTTTTGAATCGTATCTGGTTCAGAGATAACAACTCGCTTAGTGTCAACGCCGCGAGATTCCATCATGTGTTTAGTGACTGCTGCTTCGGTATCAAAGTAAATCACACCACCTTCTGGATTGTCATCTAGGAATTGCTTTACAACACCAAGGACGAAAAACGTTTTACCTGTTGCAGATTCACCTGCAAATGCTGTGACTTTGTTGTTGGGCACTCCCCCGTATATACTTCCACTAAGGGCTGCGTTAAGAGCATATGAACCAGTGTCAATAGTACCATTAAATTCAGCACTAGCATTGCCGTCAGCAAGTATCTTAGTGTCTTCATCTTTTAATTGCTCCACTAAATCAGAAAAGAAATTTCCCATATTTAATTCTCCACAAAATAATTAATCGTCACTAAAGAAACTCTTTAGTGAAGAGACTTTCTCGACATTCCAACCAATCGTATTGACGATGGTTCTAATTGGATCCAGGTATGCTTTCTCAAATTGAGTTTCATAGTCAATGTACTTCTCCAGTTTAAACTCTTTTGGTAGAATTGTCAAGATTGCAAAAACGTTCTCTTGTACTGGATTTGGAACTTTCATGTAGCAGAATTTAATCTTCTCGCCATCTTTGATTGATTGATACTTCTTTGTTAGTTTCTCTTTCTCCAAAAGATGATTGTAAAGAATAGCACCACGAACATGAATTGGTGTACCCTTTGTGTAAATATCTTTTGAAGACTTGTACTTCTTCAGATCATTAACTCCTCGAGGAAAAGCAATGTCCTCAAATGCTAGTGTTGTAAAAGTTTTTCTGAAATCTGCAACGAATTCTTGAAACTCTGATTCGGTACCATTCATCACAATCTTTAGAGAATCTTTAATCTTATCTCTACATGACATTGGTGTCGAAGACTTAACCGCTTCAATACCCATCATCTTCAACTTTGGCTCTGCAAAACGCACACCTTCTGAATCATAAACATTCAGAATGTATCGCTTCTTTGCTGTCCAGATACCTTTGTTTGCAATCACTTCACGCTTCATCTGCATCTTCTGATCAAATGCATTCATGTAGTCTGCTAATTCTTGATATGCTTTATCAATGAACGGTTCAATTTTCTCTGTGCAAGCCTTGTCGATAAAGTCAACAATTTTTTCTTTTTCAATATTCTTAGATCCGTAGACCATATGTACCAACGGACCAAGATTGACGTATACAGAATCCGTATCTGATGCGATGACATAATCCACACTCTTCGTCTTTAATAATTTATTGAAGAAGCCGTTTAGCTTGTCTTCAATCCAACGAATACTCAATTGCCCAGATAGTGTGATGGCTTCTGCTTGGCGAATGTCGAAGAATCGAAACCATTCATTGCCAAGTGCGCCATAAGCTGAATTTAATTGAACTTTTTTTGCGAGCTGAAGATTCTTGTATTTAGATATCTGATTGGATAAAATGCGTTTTTCTTCTGTAGTATTTGCATTCTCATATTGCTTCTGAGATTCAATCATTTTCTTTTTATACATCGAACGATCATCATACATGCGCTGCATCATTGCAGGTAGAAAGCCTTGCTTGTCACGTTTAAAGTAATGACCATTTGCAGCCATACAATATTCGCTTGATGCTTGATATTCTTTGTTCAATAAATCATCAATAGAAATATTTACCTTTATGCCTGGAACAATAGTCTCGGGAGAAATATTGTATTGCATAATGAGATGGGGATAAAGAGAATTCAAATCAAAAGAAACAACCCACTGATGCATACCTACGATAGGATCTTTAACATATGCACCAGCATACTGTTCACTTTTGATTGTCTTCACTTTTTGTGGAACAACCACACCACGATCAATCAATTCATTATGAATGAGAACATCCCACATGCGAACTTGAGAGAATACATCTTCATAATTAACCTTTGCATCGTATGCAAGTGCAAGAGCCATGTCAATCAATTTCATCTTAGCATCAATGCGATCAACCAATTCAACGTCACGAATGTTATACTCAATAAACTTTTGAAAGTTGGTTCGATACAATTGATGCAGACTTTCCACTTCAGAATAATCTAGTTTCTTTTCTCCTAGTTCAACGAATGAGATATGATTGAGAGAAAAACTTTCATGCTGGGCATATGTAAACTTCTTATAAAGTTCAAGATAGTCTAGCGTAGAAATTCCAACTAATTCATAATTGACAAAAGATTTCCATGAAATTCCATCTTGCTTTGAATAAGTTGAATTTTTTTCGTTAACCCTTCTCCAAGGCGACAATCGTTTAGCTGTATTCTCTCCCATCAATCGATTAATTCGACTAACAAGATACGGAATATCAAAATATTTAATATTCCAACCAGTCACAATGTCAGGCGAAGTCTCTTCCCATTTTTCTAGGAAAAACATGATTAACTGGTTTTCGTCACGGCATTGTGTATACGTTACGTCATTGCGATCATTATTGAATTCATCACAACCAAAAACATAAAACATTCCATCAATCTTAAATGTGATTGCTGTGATTGGTTCAGACGCAGAAGCTGGCTCAGGAAATCCATTCTCTGAGCCAACCTCAATGTCAATGTTAGCAATTCGAATTAGAGAAATGTCGTAGTCTACTTTACCAGGATATACTTCATTCGCATAAACATATTGATAGTTTGTCAATCCGTAGATAGAATAGTTGTCTACATCCTCATATCTTTTGATGAACTCATTTGCATTTGACATTGATCCCTGGCGAACTGGCGAAACGAATTCACCAGACATAGTTTTGAACTCCGTCTTTTCTTTTGATGGTATGTATAGAGTGGGATCATAATTTATTTTGTCTATGTGTCGTTTGCCGTTGTTGTAGCCACGAACTAGAATCTGATTGCCATATCGCGAAAAGTTTGTGTAGAATTTCATTAAATAAGAATAGATGATTTTGGAGGAACAACGATTCCTGCACCGTAGATTTCATTATACTTGTTTTTGATCTCTGGTGCAACCGACACATTGTAGATAATGTGGCTAAGGTTAAATTCCACAACCTTCTGCTCAGAGAACATTAGCATGGGCATCATGTTCAATCCAGCTTTACCACTTTGAGTGTATGTCAATCCTAGCAAGCAGGGATTTTCCATTCTTACGATCTGATCATTATCACTTGCGATAATATCACCAACAACCTCTTCACTGGTTGTTAGTTTCAAAATTCTCAAATTTGCCATTTTAATCTCCAAAATTAAATGGGGGCAATTAAGCCCCCACGATTAATCCATCACTTCACAAATATTTTAAAGTAGACCTCTAGCCTTTAATGCTTTAGTTCTAGATTCAAGATCAGCATGATCTATTGATTGTGATAGATAAAAATCAACATATCCTTTTGCACGATACATTT